CATACTTTTGAAGAAATGATTTTCTTTTCTCTCCTGATAGGCGCGGCAGTTAAAGATACAATGGACGAATTACACATGCTTGATAAGGAGAACGAAGAATGAGTTTTCATGTCGGGGACAAAGTTCGTGTAAACAAGGATATTACTCGGGTTGAAGGTCCTTATGCACAAGAAGGAGAGGAGGGGAAGATTATCGAGATTTTTCGACCACAACCAACAGGCATGTACGAAGTTAAACCTTTTTATGCAAAGGTCCGAATAATCCGAGAAAGAAGCACACCCATCCTGACTTTCCGACTCACATCTCTTGAGAGATTATAAGATTTTAAGGAGAACGAAGAATGAATAACGGCTTCACATTTATTGAGAATATATCTGCTGATGACTTTGTTCTCAAGATGCTAGAACTTGGTACCCCTATCGAAACTTCTTTGGTAGGGGCTTTCCAAGATAGTGGTCGCGGTAGCAAGAGAGATATTCCACTGCCTCTTCACCGAGATGGAGACTACTCAAAAGAATTCAAAGACAAGATAGATTATGTTGGCTTTGTGTGTGTGAGAAGTGGCGGAACTGCTGTCACTGTTGTCGAGGATAAAGACAAAAACTTGCACTACTTTAAATTAAAGAAAGGTCAAGCACTTATCATTGATAACAAACAATGTAGACATGCCAGAGAAGGACTAGTTAGGAATAGAATACTTTTAAGAGTTTGGGTTAAAAAACTAGATATACTGGGAGAACAAAATGGATAAATTTATAAACGAATGGAAACAATTTTTAACTGAGAGTTCAATTAGCAGGACCTATGAACATATATTAAACCATGAAACTGCTTTTATAACAGCCCATCGTGGAAATACAAAAGATACCACAAAGTGTATGCCCGACCATAGTAAGACTTTAGATAATTTTGAACGTAACCGACAAATGAAAGCAGTCCTTTTTGAAAAAGGATATGGTGTAACAGATGTAGATGGGACTTATGTTGAGGACTTTGGTACAAAAGCAGCAAATGAAGTAAAAGAAGATTCTTTTTTTGTTGTAAATCTCAATGACGATCCAAGATTTAAAGAGGTAATCGTTGGTCTTGGCGAACACTATTGCCAAGATTCAGTTTTATATGTTCCACGCGGTGGTGAACAATCATTTCTAATTGGAACAAACAATGCTGACTTTCCCGGTTATGGAAATGAAGAGGAAACAGGTGAATTTATTGGCGGTAAAGAGGGCGAGTTTATGACTCGTGTTGGCAAGTCTAAGCGTCCTATCAAATTTGCCGAAGGTCTTGAAACAAAAGCCAAGATGCAAAACAATACAAAGTTCCTTATCTCACGCCTTGCAAAGCAGGTAATCAAGGAGATGAAGGAGAGAACTTGAATCCACGCTACGAAGAGGTCGTAGTTGGTTCTTCTCTCCGCGCTCTGCTCTTTGCTGCTGATAGAAGCATACCCGTATTCTTCAGCACACCAGAGAAACCACACAGATTTGATCATTTTCAACCATCTGTTGACTTGTCCAGTTGGGGTCTTCACAATGAAGCTCAACTTTGGCAAATGCCGAGTGGAAAACACAAGACAGGACAAAACAAAATAGCCCTGTGGGAACACCTACTCTTTGTTCTCGGTTTAAAGGGGCTTGTCCCATTCTCTGATTTGTGTTCTTCACTTCGTCTTGACACAAACGAGTTGACAGGCTTCTCAGACTATGCTAAATTAAGGACAGTAGAGTTCGATAGGTGCTATTACTTTGACGAACACGCTACTTACAATTTACTACCTTCTGAGAAGGGTCCAAAAACATACTATGTTTATGATGACTTTGCTTTTATTCGTGGAGGCAAACATCACCTTGACTTAATGGAGAGTAAGGACCAGTTTTGTAACAAGATTTGGTTTTATCTCACCCCCAGAGTTGATGGTAGAAGCCCCTTTAAAGACGCCTGTGTGCTCTCAATTTTATCAGACGACCAGATAGATGACTTTGATTTTTCAGAGACCATAGTGCGGCTTACAATGCTTGAGAAGATGAAAGGATTAGGACTGAGAGGACCAAGAAATGGCTACCAAAAAGACGGATCAATACGATACAGAAGTTTCAAAGTTGAAGCGTTCAATCGCGAGAAACTTCTCTCATCTTCTCCACTATGGCTGGAAACAGATACGATCAAAGTTCCGAAAATTAAAGAAGAAGATTTGGTCAAAGACTTAGAAAGAATAGCAGAGAAGCACAAAAGGATTTTAGGACACCTATGGCAAAGCACTTAGCAGGAATCATACCTCTGGCAAACTTTAAAGATAATTTCAAGTTGCCATACGATTCTTTTATGCTTCCTGTTGCAAATGACTTTACACTAATCCAAAAGTCAGTGTTCGAGTGTGCGATGGCAGGGTGCTCTACAATTTGGATTGTAGCCAACGATGATCTCGCGCCCATAGTTAAGAAGCACATTGGTGAATGGGTCTATGATCCTGTTTACTTCTGGGACGACTACATTAATAACCACATTGTCCAGCGTCGTATTCATATTCCCATTTACTATGTCCCCATCTTACCAAAGGACAGAGACCGCCGCGACAGTTACGGTTGGTCTGCCCTGTTCGGTATGCACTCCGCGTGGTGGGTTTCTTTCAGAATTTCAAAATGGGTCATTCCAAAGAAATACTTTGTTTCATTTCCACACGGAATGATGGACTTTTGGACAATCCGAGAACATAGAAAAGATTTATTTAACACCACTAATAACTTTTTCTTTACTCACGAAGGTAAGACAGTAAAGGATAATTTACCAATACCATTTACAATGAGGGGCGAAGACTTTATCCAGTGCCGTCGTCGTGTAAATGAATTGACAACAAAAGAGTATGGACCACTGGGCGAAGGAGAGACGTGGCTGGACTTGAAGAAGCTGCCTCTGGAGGATCGCTGGTCAGCACGCCACTTCGACTTGTCAACAATCTTTGACAAGGTGAGCGAGGAAGACTGCTTCCGCGAGGAACTCGACTGGTTCTACGATCTCAGAGACTGGGATGGCTACCGAGCCTACCTCGCCTCTGATAATGTCGTGGGATCGCCCAACTGGCGCTTGACAAAACCACACCAACTGAATAGATTATGCATGGAGGATGAAGAATGAGTGAGAGAACACAAAGCAAAATCAAGTTTGTCGGGCTACACGCCCACAGCGTAGCCGGGTCCATCTTTGATGGACTGGGCTTCCCGCAGGACCACATGGAGTTTGCATACTCCAACGGGTCAGACGCACTTGCACTGACTGACCATGGCAACATGAATGGTCTGTCTTATCAGGTGCTGCACGCAAAGAAGATGAAGGCAGAGGGCAAGGACTTCAAGCCTATCTTTGGTTGCGAGGCTTACTTCATTCCCTCTATCGAAGAGTGGAAAGAAGACTACGATCAGGCTATGAAGGACAAGAAGAAGGCACGAGAGGCAAAGAAGGACGATGCCTCTGCTGCTTCTGTTGAGGACGAAAGCGCGAGCAAGGGCAAGAGCAACAATGTTCTACGCCGCAGACGCCACCTTGTCCTACTTGCCCAGAACCAGACTGGTCTGAACAATCTGTTCAAGTTGGTTTCAGAGTCTTACAAGGACGAGAACTTCTATCGTTATCCTCGTATGGACTACAAGATGCTCAAGGAGCACAGCGAAGGCATCATTGCTTCATCTGCTTGTCTTGGTGGTGTCTACGCTGGTAACTACTGGGAGAACCGAGAAGAAGGACCAGAGGCTGTGCTTGAGGCGATGCGAGATACAACCCGCAAGATGGTTGATGTGTTTGGTGATCGCTGGCACGGTGAGATTCAGTGGAACAATGTTCCCGAGCAGCATGAACTCAACAAGTTTGTCATTCAGGTTTGTGAAGAGTTTGGTGTCAAGGTGATCTCGACCGCAGACTCGCACTACCCCAATCGCGATGCGTGGAAGGACCGCGAACTATACAAGCGTCTTGGCTGGCTTGGTAAGGGTCGCCCCCAGTGGGCTGACACCGAGAGCGAACTACCTGTCTCTGTTGATGAGATTGGGTACGAACTCTACCCCAAGAATGGCGACGAGATGTGGGAGGCATACAAAAAGTATTCAGCCGACTGTGGTGCTGAGTATGATGATGATCTTGTGCTGCGTTCTATCGAAGAGACTCATCACATTGCGTTCGATCGCATTGATAACTTTCTTCCCGACAACACTGTTCGTCTTCCTTCGTTCGTTGTTCCTGCTGGTCACACTGCAACTGAGGCGCTAATTAACTTCTCACTTGAAGGTCTGCGTAAGTTGGGTCTTGCTGATAACAAGCAGTATCTTGCGAGACTAAAGGAAGAACTCCACGTTATTGACGACCGAGGCTTCTCAAAGTATTTCTTGACGATGAAGGCAATCGTTGATGTTACAGACACAATGATGCTCGCAGGTCCCGGTCGTGGGTCTGCTGCTGGCTCGCTTGTTGCTTATGCTCTCGGCATTACGCAGGTTGATCCAATCAAGTATGACCTTCTGTTCTCTCGCTTCTTGCGTTCTGACGCCAAGGACTATCCAGACATCGACTACGATATCAGCCGTCCCATGGAATTGAAGGATAAGTTGATTGAGTTGTGGGGTGAAGATTGTGTCGCTCCAATCTCCAACTGGAATACACTTCAATTAAAGTCTCTTATCAAGGACATTTCAAAGTTGTATGGTATTCCGTTTGGCGAAGTCAATGTTGTTACCAACGCAATGATCAAGGAAGCAACCCCGCTTGCCAAGAGAAAGCATGGTATCAAGGCTGGTCTTTACAACCCAACTTGGCAGGAGGTTCTTGAGTTTTCTGATTCTCTCAAGTCATTCTTGAGCAAGTATCCTCATGTCAAGACACACGTAAAGTCGCTTGTCGGTCAGGTTCGCTCTGCTTCTCGCCATGCTGGCGGTGTTGTGATTGCCGAGGACTTGGACAAGAATATGCCTCTTATCAACTCCAAGGGTGTTCGTCAAACTCCTTGGTCTGAGGGGCAGAACGTCCGTCACTTGGAGCCAATGGGGTTCATTAAGTTCGATCTTCTTGGACTCTCGACTCTTGCTATGATGGAGACTGCGATTGAGTTGATTCTCAAGCGTCACCACGGCATCGCAGAGCCAACTTTCAAGCAGGTCAAGGACTTCTACGACAAGAACCTGCACCCTGACGTTATCAACCTTGATGACGCGAGAGTCTACGAAAATGTTTTCCACAAGGGTAACTTCGTGGGCACTTTCCAGTTCACCGAGGACGGAGCACAGAGCTATGCCAAGCGTGTAAAGCCAAACAACATCATTGATGTTAGTGTTATCACTTCTACCTATCGCCCCGGTCCTCTGTCCGCAAATGTTCACGAGGACTTTATTGATGCGAAAGAGAGTCCACAATACATTAAGTATCTTACACCCGAGGTGCAGGAGATCACCGAAGAAACATTTGGTTTCTTGATCTTTCAGGAACAAATCGCCAAGATTGCTCATGTGCTGGGCAAGGATCTAAGTCTTGATGAAGGCAACTTGCTTCGTAAGCTTCTAACTAAGAAGGGGACGGGCAAGGGTTTTGAGGTCAAGGACAGGATTCACAAAAAGTTCATTGATGGATGTGTGGAGAAGGGTATCCACAGGGGCGAAGCACAGAGTCTATGGGAAAAGTTTGAATACTTCTCTGGTTATGGCTTCAACAAATCCCACGCTGTTTCCTACTCTATCATTTCTTATCAGTGTGCTTGGCTCCTAACTTATTTCGAGGCAGAGTGGCTTGCTGCTTTCCTTGATAAAGAGCCCGAGAGCAAGAAGGAGAACGCAATCAACATTGCCAAGTCTCTTGGCTACGCGATTGCGCCTGTTGATGTGAACACTTCTGGTCGTACTTGGGAGATCGGTCGGGACGGTAAGACTCTTATCCAACCTCTCACAAGTATCAAGGGCTTTGGAGAGTCTGCTATGGCGCAGATTCTTGACAATAGACCTTTCAGTGACATTGAGGATCTTTTGTTCCGAGAAGAGATCAGGTATGCGAAGCTAAACAAGAAGGCTTTGAATGCTCTTTGTCTGGCTGGTGCGATGGATTCTCTTATTGATGATCGATTCACAGGTCGTAAGCACTTCTGGTCCGCATCTGTGGTCGAGAGACCAAAGACAAAGAAAAAGTTCCATGAGAATATTGATGCTTATCGCGGCGAAGGTGACTTCTCGGAAGCAGAGATTATCCAGTTCAAGACTGATCTGACTGGCGTATTCCCTATGAACTTGGTCATCACTCCAGAGACAATCCAGAAGCTCAAAGATAAATACATTCCACCCATTTCTGAGTTTGATGAGGGACTACAGATTTGTTGGTTTATTCCACGCAAGGTTATTCCCAAGAAGACAAAGAAGGGTAAAGACTTCTGGATTGTAGAGGTCATTGATTCCAATAACGAGACAGAAAAGATTAAGTGTTGGGGAGTTGATCCAAAGAAAGATAGGATTCACATCAACCGACCTTACATGTCGAGACTGCAATACTGCCCGAAGTGGGGATTCTCTACTCGGTCAGTCTACAGAAACTTCAGATTGCTTGGATGACCTGCGCCCTCCCATCTAATTAAGGTGGGAGGGTTTTGCATGAGAGCAAGAGATCTACTCAAATGGAAACGAGCACTTAATGAGATAAAGTTTAAGCATGAAGAATTAGAATTAGTCAAAGAAATATGTGATGGTCATGGTGTTGACTTTCAGATGTTTATGGAAGAATACTGTGCCAAAAATAACATAGATTTGAAGGCACTGAATCACAAGCGCGGCTTGAGAATGGCTAAACAAAAAGCCAAAGAAAGCCAAGTCAAAGAAATAGAGCAGAAGACAGAGGAAACTTTGGCTCACATGGAGAATCCAAAAGTTGAGCACGCACCACGGGTGGAGCAGATTAATGTCGAGAGCAAAGACAAAGACGAAATGCACAAGACGTTCAAGGATTTGTTCAAGAAGCTTGCATTAAATTTGCATCCCGATCGCGTTGGTGACTTGACAGCAGAGGAGAGAGAGGTTAGATTATCTATGTTCAAGGACGCCAAGCAGGCGCTCGACAACGGAGATTACTTCTTGCTCTTGGACATGTCTGAAAAATTTAACATCAGAATACCCAAGAACTTCAAACAACAAACACGTTGGATGAAAGCAAGAACTAAACAATTAGACCAAGAGATACAGGCTCAAAAACATACATACAATTACATTTTTTCTGAGGCGGAAACCGAATCTGAAAAAGTGCAGATCGTTAAAAATTTTTTGAGGCAAATTTTCCAGATTTAGAGGTTAGTATGGAACATCTACTGAATTGCCATGGTGAGTGGACAGCAATTTTTGCTTGCATTAGTTCACTTCCCATGTTACGATACTGGTACAAGTCCAGCCACAAGGAGGAAACTTGATTACAGACATCGTTCTAGGTCTCCAGCACGGAGACGAGGGAAAAGGAAAGGTTGCCCACCACCTATTGAAGAGTGGAGAATACACCCATTGTGTCAGATACAATGGAGGATGTAATGCAGGACACACAATCATTCATGAAGGAAAAAAGTTTGTAACTCATCATATCCCAGCAGGGGTGTTTTTTGGAATTACATCAGTAATTGGTAACGGCTGTGTTGTAGATCCTACGAAACTTAGAGAGGAAATAAACTACTTAGAATCTCACGGAATCCCCGCGAGCAAACATCTAAGGATTGCATCAAATGCTCATGTTATCACCCCGTTCCACAAAGCCGAAGACAGCACTGACGAAAAGATTGGAACAACTCGAACCGGTAATGGTCCCGCTTATCGCGACAAGTATGGTCGCACTGGCATTCGCGCCTGTGATGTGCCTGATCTTGAGCCTTTCTTAGTAGACATCTACGAAGAACTATCAGGGGACACTGTAATCCTTATGGAAGGGGCACAGGGCTTCTGGCTTGACCCTGATTGGGGCGACTACCCTTATGTCACATCCTCGCACACTGGCGTGGCTGCTGCTATTCAAAACGGCATTAGTCCACGCTCTATCCGCAATGTTTGGGGCGTTATCAAGTCTTACGAGACTTATGTAGGCAAGCGTAACTTCCAGCCAGAAGGTGAAGTTTTTGACCGTATCCAGAAGGCTGGACAAGAATTTGGAGCCACCACAGGGCGCGTCAGGCAGTGTAACTGGCTGAATGTGAAGGAGATCCATCAGGCTATTGCTATGAACGGTGTCAACCGTCTCGTGGTAAACAAGATGGATGTTTTGCGTGAAGTTGGCATTTGGGGCACAACTGACAGACGTATTCATGGTGAGCGTCATTTCCGCAACTTTCTTCAAGAAGAATTTGGTCCGAGAGAAGGAGTAGATAAGATTTACTTCTCCGATAACCCAGCTTCAATTAGCGAAGAAAATCCCTTGACAGCAGCCGCCTAGCAGGCTATATTATACTTGTCGTTGGAGGACAGATGACTATGAACTATGGATACGCATGTATCAACATGCAACTATCAAACCCGCAAGATTTCGGTGGTAAAAAGAAAGATAGAATAACCACTAATCGCTCCATGATCAAGAGAACATTTCAAGAGAAGGGGATTGAGTATGCGTCCTCCTTGTCTCTCCTAAATGTACTCGATCTCCAGAAAGTTCTCGAATGGAATGTTGAGCACGGGATCAAGTTCTTTCGTCTGTCCTCCAACGTTTTCCCTTGGGCGTCAGAGTATCAACTACATGACATGCCCGACTATGAGGCAATCTACGAAGCATGTGAGAAGGCTGGCAACTATGCCCGAGAGAACGGCATTCGCCTAACTTCTCACCCCGGTCCATTCAACAAACTGGCTTCTCCAAAAGAGAAGGTGTTTCAAAACACTTTGAGAGACTTGGAGATTCATGGTGAGTTTTTCGATATGCTTGGACTACCTCGCAACCACTACGCAAAGATCAATATTCACGTCGGTGCAGCATACGGAAACAAGCCCGTCGCACTAGATACTTTTGTAAGGAACTTTGAACGACTACCAGATTCTATCACTTCCCGTCTAACTGTGGAGAATGATGACCGTGAATCGCTTTACTCAACATTGGAACTATTTGAAGGAATCTACCCTCGTACTGGGATTCCGATTGTTTTTGATTATCATCATCACGGGTTTTGTACTGGCGGTCTTAGTGAAAAAGATGCCTTGGAGATTGCGATCTCGACGTGGGGAGACATCAAACCGGTAGTCCACTACTCCGAGTCTCGTGCCGAAGAAAAGCGCGACTCCAAGATTCGCCCTCACGCCCATTCCGATTTCGTCAACGGACCCATCGACGACTATGGACATGACCTCGACGTTATGATCGAGGCTAAGATGAAAGAACTCGCCCTGTTTGGGCTTCAACAAAACGATGCTGCCCGCTTGACAGCAGCGGCGTAACAGATTAGAATATAAACAAGGGAGAAACAATGATTGGTCTAGACATGAACGTTGTTATCAGCAAGTTGATAAACAAACTTAAGCAGCACCACTCACTGTACAGTTTTCCTTGCAAGGCGGAACTGTTTGAAGAGATTTGGGCTTCTATTCTGAGAGAGATGACCTCCAATTCAGAAGTTGTGTGGGAAGCAGACGGCTCACACAGTTCAGGAGCGGACGTTATTTTCAGAGGACAAAGACACCAGAACAAGGGTGGAGAGATCAACCACGCCAAGGGCACACTCAAGTGGAGTGGGAGCCGAACAACCAAGTACAAGACTTTGCAAGAGAAAGTAGAATTTATCAGCAAGGACAAGTATGATTACTACATCTTTTTGTCAAGAGAAAAGAAGGACTGGAAAACAGGAAAAAAAGTTTATTACTTGGGTATTGTGCCAGCCAATAAGATTGATTATGGCTCTTTGGACTGGAAGCCAACTGAGAAGAATCCAAAAAACTTCGTTGGAATTTCAGAAAATCTGAAAGCAAGAATAAATCATTCAATGTCCGATCAGTTGTGGACAGAAGTAGAACTATCATCAATTGGAAAATTTCACAGGATTGTAGTATGAATAATATCTGGAACACTGTCAACTTGAGAGATTGTATTGAAGGGCTGTCTAAAATGCAAGACAACTCTGCTGACTGTATCATTATTGATCCACCTTACAATATTGGCAAAGATTTTGGAAATAATAAGACAAAGACGGAAATCTTTGAATATGTTGAATGGTCAAAGAAATGGATCACTGAAGCAGAACGAGTGCTTGCTCCCTCGGGAACAATGTTTGTTTATGGGTTTAGTGAGATTCTTGCATTTCTTGCGGTAGAGCTAAAACTACCCTATCGTTGGCTAACTTGGCATTATACCAATAAGACTACGCCAACTCTTAACTTTTGGCAGAGAAGCCATGAGTCTATTCTTTGTGTCTATAAGGATCCAAAGAAGAGAATTTTCAATAGAGATCTTGTTAGAGAACCCTATACCGAAAATTATGTTAAGGGCTATGCTGACGGGAAAAGAAAGCGCAAGAACACCACTGGGCGATTTTCTAAAGAAGGCTCTGCGGAGACAACATATAAGGTTCACGACAAGGGTGCTCTGCCAAGAGACGTTATCAAAGTGAGTGCTCTTGCTGGCGGAGCCGGTTTGCGACAGAGATTTGTTTATAATATTGATGATGATAAATTATATACGAAAAAAGAAGCAAAGAAAAATGGCTTTACTAATATTTTGCACCATCCAACTCAAAAGCCAGTTGAGTTGACAGAAAGATTGCTTCTATCTTGTTTAGATCAAAATAAAACCAATTCTGTTGTTATCCCATTCTGTGGAACTGGTAGCGAATGTTATGTCGCTCAATATCTTGAACAACAATGGATTTCATTTGAAATCAATCAAGACTATCAGCGCATGGCGACAGCGCTCCTGCGTGACGGATTCCCACAGGGCGATCCGTTTACTTGACAGCAGACCACCGACCTGTTACATTAACAACACCACTAAGGAGGACACTATGTCTACATCGACCGAAGAGAAGAAGCGCTACGTGCTGGAGTACATCCGTTCGCTCGTGGCAATTGAAGAGGCTATGGAGCCTTACAAGGACCAGAAGCGCGAACTGCGCACCGAGTACCGCGAGCAGGGCTGGCTTAACACCGACGAGATCCGTGCGGCTGTGAAGGCTTACCGTCTGTTCAAGGGCAAGGTAAACATTGATGATGTTTACGATAACTACAAGGCTATTTCTGGCGAAGATACGGAGGCAGAATGATTGTTGAATTTCAGCGCGTCGATCAATACGCAAAGATTCCAACACGATCAAATCCATCCGATGCAGGACTCGATGTTTATGCACACATAGAGGACCCGGTCACTATTGAACCGGGTGGCTCCGTGCTGATTAAGACTGGTCTTAGGTTTGGCGTCCCACACGGTTACATGCTACAGGTTATGAACCGCTCAAGTGTGGCAGCAAAGCGTAGCCTTGTTGTCGGTGCTCACGTCATCGACTCTGGCTACGATGGAGAAGTCTTCATCAATCTACACAACATTGGTACTAAGCCACAGACTGTGTATTATGGCGATAAGATCGCACAACTCGTGATGGTCCCGGTTGTAACTTTCCGACCACAACTTGTTGAGTCCAAACTATACCGTCATCCGATCACAATCTCTGACCGTGGCGAAGGAGCCCTTGGGAGCACAGGTGGATAAGAACACAACACAACTAATGTTTAGTTCAAAGTCAAATGACTGGGCTACCCCCCAGTCTTTCTTTGACAAACTCAACGGCATCTTTGGTCCATTTACCTTGGATGCCGCTGCATCGGCTGACAATTATAAGGTTGCCAACTACTACACTGAAGCAGATGATTCTTTGTCTCAGGACTGGTCTGGGAACCGTGTATTTCTCAACCCACCCTATGGACGAGCACTAAAGGACTGGATTCGCAAGGGCTACGAAGAGGGGCAGAAAGATGACACCACTGTTGTCATGCTCATTCCAGCCCGAACCGATACTCAGTATTGGCACGACTACGTGATGAAGGCAGACGAGATTCGTTTTGTTCGTGGTCGTATCAAGTTTGGTGACGGCACCAACTCCGCACCATTCCCATCAGCCGTTGTGGTATTCCGTCAGTCATCTTTCAACGGACCACGCATTACAGGGATGGAGAGACCGTGAATAGAGCAGAAAGGCGGCGGCTAAAGAAGAAGAATAAGGGCAACGATAAACTCGCCCAAAAAATTTCCACCTTTAGCCACCGCCCAGACGCATGTTCAGCGTGTGAAGCCGCATTTGACGCCAAATCAAAAGAACACGCGCAAACTTGGAGGGTAGTGGTGCGTGAGAATCCTACCCGCGTAACCCTATTTTGCCCAGAGTGCATAGAAAGAGTAAAGGAGGTACTAGATGGCAAGAGGAACAAGTAAGACAACTACAACCGTAGATTTCTTTGTGGAAGAAAAAGCAAAAGATATGGAGCAACAAATTGATGTGTTTGATTGTCATGGACTTGATGATGAACCAAGTACCGAAGAAGCAGCTACCGAATTTCTTAATACCATGAGAGCAGGACTTGCAGGCATCGCACGACGCGAAGCCGTAAATCATCCCCCGCACTACAACCAAGGCAACATAGAAGTAATTGATGCCATCGAAGATTGGGGACTTGACTTCAACGCAGGCAATGTGGTAAAATATGTTGCGAGACATCAACACAAGGCAGAGCCTATTGAAGATCTCAAGAAGGCACGTTGGTATCTCGACCGTTTAATTGAAGGATGGGAAAATGGCAGTAGTTAGAATCAATAGACGCAATCTAGAACAGATTATGGGTGGCGAAGTCAAGCAGCCACATGAAGTGATCATTAAGTTCTACGGACAAAATTGCCACCTATGTCACGCTTTGCGTGACAAGTTTGTAGATATCTCCGACGACTA